CTAAGGGTTGTGCCTCACCAGGAGAGGTTGGGGATTTATTAAGTAAACATATCAGAAGAAACCCTGGATGGAATGATGTCCTACACAAGGTTTCAAAAGTCCCAGGTGCAAATGTAAAACCTATTTAACTATGGCAAGAAAAAGAAGGAGCAATGACAACCACCCAATTGGAGTTGGTTTGACGACTAGGCAAATGAAAAAAAGAAAACCAATTAGTGCTGACTATTTGGTTGATATTGAACCTCTTACAGAAAATCAAAGGAAACTTTTTAAGGCATACGAGGAAGGTAAGCATTTAGTTGCTTATGGTGCTGCTGGTACAGGAAAGACATTTATCACTCTTTACAACGCACTCAAAGATGTATTTGATGAGACAACACCATACGAACAAATCTATGTGGTTCGTTCTCTTGTAGCAACTCGTGAGATTGGTTTTCTCCCAGGAGACCACGATGATAAGTCTGCTCTTTATCAAATTCCTTATAAGAATATGGTAAAGTATATGTTCCAGATGCCAAGTGATGCTGATTTCGAGATGCTTTATGGTAATCTCAAATCTCAGGAAACTGTAAAGTTCTGGAGTACATCTTTTATTCGTGGTACAACACTTGATAATTCAATTATCATTATTGATGAGATGCAGAATCTTAATTTTCACGAATTGGATTCTATTATCACTCGTGTTGGTGAAAATAGTAGAATTTGTTTTTGTGGTGATGCAACTCAATCTGATTTAGTAAAAGCAAATGAGAGAAATGGCATTGTTGACTTTATGAATATTTTGAGAAAAATGGATTCATTCGAACTGGTCGAATTTGGTGTTGATGACATTGTTCGTTCTGGTCTTGTGAAAGAATATATTACTGCAAAACTTGAACTCGGGTTGTGATGTCAAATCCTTTAATTGAAAAATATAATGAATTATATGGTTCAAAGCAAAAGAAAATAGAAAGATTTAATTATGTGAATTTGAATCTCCCTCAATTGGAGAGGGAGACCATTGATGGAGTTCGTTATTATAAGGTTCCAAATGAAGACCAGTTAATTAAATTGGTCTCCATTACTTCTGTAACCAGTCATAAGAACCGTCAGTTCTTTGCTGATTGGAGAAAAAAAGTAGGAGAAGAACAAGCAAATAAAATCACAAAGCAAGCAACCAGTCGTGGGACTGATATGCATACACTTGCTGAAATGTATTTGAAGAATGAAGAGTTTAATTCTGAGGTTCTTCCAATTTCGCAAATGTTATTTGGAATTGCGAAACCTTATTTGAATAAGATAAATAATATTCACGCACTTGAAAATTCTTTGTATAGCAAAGTTTTAGGTATTGCGGGAACTGTTGATTGTATTGCCGAATACAATGGTGAATTAGCAGTCATTGACTTTAAAACTTCTAAGAAACCAAAACCAAGAGATTGGATTGAGCATTATTTCGTTCAATGTGCTGCTTATGCTTGCATGTTATATGAAATGACTGGTATAATGGTAAAGAAATTTGTCATCATTATGGCTTGTGAAAATGGAGAATGCGAAATTTATGAAGAGTATGATAAAGGAAAGTACATTAAGTTACTCACCGAATATATTAGAGAATTTGTTAGAGATAAACTTCAGCAGTATGAATGATAAACTCAAGGAAGAATTAAATAACAAGTTTCTATGTCCTCAAAAGTTCGCTCAGGATATAGAGAATATTGTTAAAGAATCCAAAATCAATTATATTGATGCAATCGTCACATATTGTGAAGAAAATAGCATTGAAATTGATACTATATCTAAATTAGTTTCTAAACCATTGAAAGAGAAACTTAAAAATGATGCTATGGAATTGAATTTTTTGAAAAAAACTACTCGTGCTAAATTGCCATTGTGACTCCTTTTGATGTATATAAAACTTACTTAGCATTCAAAAATCATTTTACAAAAGAAAATTACGATTACTTTAAATATTGTGGAAAGTCCAGAGCATCTCTGGACTCTTTTCATAAGAGGAAGGATAGGTATTTCTTTGAACGAACTTCTAGACAGAAAAATGATGATGAAATCAAAGCATATTTTGTAGCAAACTTTGCAGAATGTAATGACACTCAATCTTTATGGATTGGTGAAATCATTGAGAATGGAGAACAAGTTTATACAAATTGGTTGAAAAAATCTCAAAGTCTTTTTTACTTATTCAAAACAGAAGCAGAAATCTTTATAAACAAAGATAGTTTTGTGGAATTATTTGAGATAAAAAACAATCAACATCCAGAAATTCTCAAAAAGTATTTTCAAAAAGCAATCAGTTTGGAGACAATGGTTATATTGGATATGATATTGGGTTATGTGAAAAAGTTTGATAAGAAACTAACAGACCCAGTGTGGGAAACCGTCAGTCTGAGAATTCGCAAGTATCAACCTTTTCTAAATATTGATGTAGCAAAGTATAAACAAATTGTCAAGGAGATTGTTTTATGAGTGGATTTTTTGATTCAGAACAGGTCAGAGAATCTTTGTTTGAACTTGATGAACTTCAACACAAACTTTTTAGTGAATTATTTGAAATTCCTTTTTCCGATTCGGATAAAAAAAAGGACCTTCTAGAAACAATGAAGAATTTTTTAGAAAAACAAAAAGTCTTTATTTTTAGATTATCCCTATCTAATGATCCAGAAGCAATAGAAATGAAGAATCGAATTCTTGATTCTGCTTTATTATTTGGATTAGAACCAGGAGACAATATCAATACATTCTTTGCGAAGATGGAAGAGTCGATTGAAAACCTCGAAAAGACCCTTGACGACTGACCTTATATCTGCTATAATTAATACGGATAATACATCCAATACTCTCAATACAAAAAATACGGAGAATACAAATGTCATTTGCTGATTTGAAGAAGCAATCAAAACTGGGTTCTTTGACCGAGAAACTCATCAAACAAGTTGAAAAACTCAACGACGGTGGTTCCAAAGATGATGATCGTTTTTGGAAACCTGTAATGGATAAAGGTGGAACTGGTTCTGCTGTAATCCGTTTTCTTCCTGCTCCCGAAGGTTGTGATCTACCTTGGGCTCAGGTCTGGTCTCACGCATTTCAAGGAACTGGTGGTTGGTTGATTGATAACTGTCTCACAACTTTGGGACAAAACTGTCCTGTATGTGAAGCAAACCGAGAACTTTGGAATACTGGTAGTAAAGATAATCAAAATATTGTTCGTGATCGCAAGCGCAAGCTTTCGTATTTCGCAAACATCTATGTTGTAAAAGATCCTGCGAACCCTGCGAATGAAGGACGAGTGTTCCTTTATAAGTTTGGTAAGAAAATCTTTGATAAGATTATGGCTTCTATGCAACCAGAGTTTGATGATGAAGAACCAATCAATCCTTTTGATTTCTGGAAGGGTGCTAACTTCAAACTGAAGTTGGTGAAGAAAGATGGTTATTGGAACTATGATAAATCTGAATTTGCATCACCTTCTGCTCTTCTTGATGACGATGATGAACTGGAAGCAATCTACAAATCACTCAACAACTTAAATGATTTTGTTGCTCCAAGTGAATTCAAGTCTTATGAAGATTTGAAGAAACGTCTTGATTATACACTTGGTCTCAAGGGAACTCCCAAGTTCCAAGACCCTGAAACGATTGATGAAGATGAAGAAGTTGAAGTTTCACGTCCTGTGAAGGAATCTGTTTCAGTTCGTTCTTCTGCTTCTAGTGATGATGACGAAGACGAGGATGATCCAATGAGCTATTTTTCTAAGCTAGCAAACTCCTGATTTCAAAATCGACTTTTAAATCCATTTTACCCCCGAAAAAAATCGGGGGTATTTTTTTGTCTGTAGGGTTCACACCCCAGTTATTTTTGGATTATAACCACGTTTAGTATTTTGATCTACGTATTGTGAAGATTCCGCATATTTCATAATATTTTTCATATCACTTACAAAGACTGATAAGTATTCTGGTTTTAGGATTAATATTTTTCTTTTCTTTTCATTTTCCAAAACTTCATATTCATAATTACTTACTTCTTTAATTGATGAAGTTGATACTTTGGACGCATTTGTGTCAGTGATAGAAGTTGCTTGAACGTCGGTTGATATTTTTATTTTTACACCACTTATAGGAGTTGGGATAGACATATGGTTTTTATTTTATTTAGATTTGTTGTCTAAATTTAAACACAGGGACAATTTCACCATTTACTTCTTCTCCTACAATTTCATATAATAATGGATTAAGGATTATATCATTCTCAAATGCAATATCAAGAACTTGAATTTTAGTATTTTGAGATCTTCCCTTGATTGTAGTATTTCCTCCCCAACTAGTAGGCCAATTATCTAAAATATTTGTGACACTAATATCAATTTTATTTTGTCTTCCAGCAACTTTTAATGTAGACGAGTTAAGATCAATATCTTTTATGATTGCTTGTGCGGTTTCTGTTTCACCATTATAAACAGGAAGATATTGATTTAAGTTTATTGTAATACTATAATTTGTATTTTCATTTGGAAACTCACTTAAAATATAATCGTTTTGACCTTCAGAAGTGGTGACTGATAGTGCTTTTGCTGGGTCAACTTGATAACCACCAGGAACTACAACACGTCCATATTCATCTTTAAACTCAACAGTTTCCCAGTGATGTGTTTTTCCAAGTTCTTCATCACTTCCATACTTATCAATAAGATACTTATAAAAACTATTATTATCTAACGGCCAATCTTGATTGATATTTGTGATATTATTTGTTGTTAAAATTACCCAATCCAGGTCTGCATTATCATAAACTTTTGCAGCAACTTGGTCTGGTCTTTCGTTATCAATAATTTGATAATAGTTAAAAGCAGTTACGGCATTTGCAATATCACTACGTAATTTTGCTCTTTTGAATATATTTTTTGCTACGACATAATCGTCATTAAATGACTGATTAGGAAAATTCGCAATATATTCGAAATTTGGAAGTTCTTTAAAATACGGCATTTTTTAGTACCCTACATCGTCGTCGTTGACTATTGAATAATCATCTTTACCAACAAGATCACTAAAAATATCTTTTTGGTAATCATTTTCATATACAGGTTCAATTTCTTGGAAGTTTAAATTCATTGTTAAAGATACTGGTTGTCCTTCATCATATGCAGCCCATTGACCATCAGGAGCATAAACTACACTCATATTGACAAGAGCACATATCTTAAATTTATTTAATCCAGATATTTCTTTATTTCCTGCTGTTTTATATGAAAGTTTAAAAACATTTGGAGTTCCAAGAAAAAGAGAATTAGCACCAGCACCAGATTGGGAATTTACTTTTCTTGGGGAACTACCTTGCTTAAAGAAACGAATAATTCTTTTTACATTTTTTGCTTCTAGTTCACTTCTTGGACTCATACGCCAAGTGAACCCAAATTGACGAAGTGTTGGTCCTTGAAATAGTAGTTCCAAGTTTGAGTTTGGAACAATTCCAGCACCTCTTGCTAATATAGTTTCTGGAGAAACTTCAAACCCAGCATTTTTTAATAGTAAAGAAACAATTGCAGTTTTAAACATAGGATTATCTGGGGATGCACCAGCTGCTAATAATGTTGCTATGTTGTTGATTGATTGTATTGGCAATGGAACTCCCAATGCACTCGATGCTGCTCCACCTGCTGCTGTTGCTGCTTGTCCTGCTGCTGCTTGTCCTGGGTTTCCAATTACATACGAAGCAACACCAGCAGTCATATTGTTCATTGAGTCATCACCCCAACTTATAGCATTATTATCTTGAATGCCAGAGGGAATTGGCAAAATAGTAGTTGCAATTGCTTCTTTTAGAGCACTATTTCTTTGCAATCCTTTTGTGAATATTGATTTTGTATCTACTTTTCCAGAAAATACACCTTCCAATGGTGCTCTATAACGATACATTGTAATTTGTAATGTATCTTGTTGTTCTTTTAAAATGTCAACTGGATACAATAAAAGACCAGTTTTAAAAATATCTTTTTCATTGCTACTGCTAAAATTGAGATTGGTGATATTTCCTAAACCA